TCACGCACAAACTTGATGGCGTCCGCAATGAGGTCCGGGAGTTTCAGTTCAGCGGTTATAGTGATTTCAGCCGATGCCCATTTGCGATCATCGCTGCGGTCAATCTTGCCGCCCAGTATGACGCGGGCAAAGCGGTTTCCATCACCAAGGCCGTAGTGGTCCAGCACATCAAGCGGGTTCTGGCAGGCGTGGAACCCGCTTTCGCACTGCTTGACTGGGCCGTCATGGGTGAAGGTTTCGCCAATTTTATACTGATAGCCACGGCATTGCAGGTTCTTGTCAAAGCCTTTGTATGCAATGACGGTTTCGGTGGTTTTGGTCATGCGTCAAACTCCTGCGCATGGGTTGCAGGGAACAGGCGGGCGATCAGGAAGGCGATCAGGCGCTTCATGCGCGGCCATCCGAAAGCAGGGCGTCAATGCGCTTGAACGCTTCACGCTGGCGCTGTTCGTGCCGCTCGATCAGGTCGAGCATGGCGCGGTTAGTCACCATGTCGGCGGCGTTGCGGGAGAGGTCGGCCAGCGCTGCGTTCAGGCAGTTCGCGGCGGTGCGGGTGCGGGCGGTCATTATGCGGCCACCTTGAGCGCATCGGCCACATTGGCGCGGATCATGGCAAGGCGGGCGGCGCGGGCGGCATCGGCCCATTCGAGGCCATCAGGGCAGCCAAACAGCGCGGCCAAAACTTCGTCGGCGCTGCTGTCAATCAGGCTGGCGGCGGCATCGCGGTCAAACGGTGTGGTCGCCATGCATTCGGCAAAGCGCTGGCCGTAGATCGCGCGCAGTTGGTCAGCCTCGGCGCTTTCGTAAGTGTGCCATCGGTCGCTGGTCAGCGGGTAGTGCTTAACGTGGCTGACGCGGACCGGGTTCAGCGCGGCAATGGCTGTGAGCGCTGCGGGTTCGAGATACCAAGGGGTCATGTGCCTGTCTCCGTTCGTTGGAGACAGGTTTAGGCAGTCGTGCCTATGCAGTCAAGCCTATTTTATGCAAGCGCGCCTATTTATCTCTGACAGGCAAGTTCCATCCACCTTTCCCCGACAGTTCCGGGGATCGGCGCGTCATGCCGCCCAAAAATTGAATTATCGCGCTCATACCCATGCACTTTGCCATCCGCCATGTAGCGAATAGTTACCTGAGTGCTCATGGTGCCAGCAGGGCAGTCAAAATAGATCCTGGACTTCGTGGTGCGATATGGAACCGTCTTGTCGGCGCGATGATTTTCCATCACCCAGACATAGCCTTTACCGGCGGCCAGCGCCCTTACATCCTTCGCCAATAGCCCGGATTCCGTGCCGCTAGAGCCTTCGCCAGCGGAAATCCAGATTGTGCCATCAGGGTATAAATCAAGGCCGTAAGGTGAATGGGTTTCTAGCCATTCCTTCATATCACCGAGCGATTGTTGCAGCGTTTCAACCGGCGATGCGGGGGCCAATAATCCGATTACAACCGCCTTCCAAACCACACCGGCCTCCCCATGATCCTGACCTGCTCGGCATCGACATCATAGGCCGAATACCGCCCGTTTGCGGAGAAAATGCGCAGCCGCCCCGGCTGCAATGGCACCCGCTCCACCAGTTTCACAACATAACCGTCGCCATCCCACAGCGCAAACGAGCCGGGTTGCGTTGGGTTGCAGTCGCGCTTGTCGATCAGGATTTGATCGCCGTGCAGGAAGTCTGGCTCCATGCTCTGCCCGCGCGCTTCGATTAGCAATAGGTCGCTGGGCTTGGCGCGCAGTTCATCCTCGATCAGGGCGCGCGGGATCAACGCTTGGCCGTGGTCACCATCGCCATTGCCGCCGCCGCCCATGCCTGCGAACGAAGGCAAAATATCAACCGCCAGGTATTCGGGGTTATTGTAAGCCAGCGGCAAATCCGCCTCGACCTCAAAACCGGGGAAGTCGGGAAACTCTGCCCGCAGCTTGGCCAGCGTGTCACGGTGAAGCCTGCTGGTGGCGTTGCCCTTGGCAAAGCGGTTGAGCGTGGTGTTCGCCACCCCGATCCGCTTGGCCACTTGGTTCACGTTGCTGCCCGTCCATTGGACTAGCTCGCGAATCAGCCGAATATCGTCGTCGATCGTTCCCATCACGCCGAACAGATTAGCCGGGGTGACGAAATCGCGCGCTAAGCAACTCTGCACTTGCATTTAGGCAGACCTGCCTATAGTGTGCATAGACATGGAAACGACGCACCCCCTCGACCGACTTTTTGCGCAGGCGAAGGCAAACGGCATTCCGATGTCGCGCGTCTGTGAACGCGCAAAGGTCGATGCAACCACCCCTTCACGTTGGAAGCGCGGCATCACGCGCCCGTCTGCCGACAAGCTGTTCGCGCTCGAAGTGGCGCTGAACGAGATCATCAAGGACCGCGCAGCATGACCACCTTCACCTTTCTGATCGCCGTCCCTGCCGCGTTTTACGTGCTGGCTGACCGCGCGCTCAATCGGGTGGGCCGCTAAATGCCGCCCTTCATCCCCGACAACGGGGCCGACCTGCCCGATCCGACTGCGCACCGGCTCTCCTACGACCAGTGGGAATACGCCGTCTTGATCGAGATTGCCGACGCCCGCGCCGAGGGCCGTCCGGTTTCGTTCAAAGTTCCTTCTGCTGTTTTCCATGAGAGTGACAATGGCTGATCCCGTCCACAATGTCCTGCTGCCGATCACGCTGCCCAGCACAAAGTCTTTGCGCGCGGCGGTGGCCTGCATCATCCGCGATATCCAGCGCGAACACCATGAAACCGACCAGGACACCGCCGACAAGCTGGGCGTTTCGGTCGGAACTGTGCGCAATGCCCGCAATGAGCAGGCCGACCTTGGCGCGCTGACGATTGCCAAGATTGGCGCGCTGTATGGCGCAGAGGCGGTTGCCCCGTATCACGCGCTCTATGGCGCTACGGCGCATGGTGCCGCCAGCCATGACGCGGCCCCGCTGGTTGAACTGGCCGACGCCCTGAGCGCGCTGACGAAAGCCGCCAGCCCCAAGGCCCGCCTCGATACGCTGCCCGCGCTGAAAGCCGCTGCGGAAGCCATCGGCGGCTACATCGTGACCCTCGAACGCTTTCGGATCGCCGCATGAGGCTGGGCGAAGCCTTCACCGCCATTCTTGGCGAGAGCGAAAAGCGCCGCAATCGCTTTGTCTCCGCTGCCGAGCGCGAACTGATTGAACGGTGTGAGCGGCGCCGCGCCCACCGGGAAGCTGAACGGGAGTTGCACCAGTGAAATCCAGAGCGATCCATCCGGCGCGTGTGAGTGCGTTTGCCCAACTTCTCTCCGAAGAAGTGCCAATGATGGAGGCGGGGCGCCGCCTGAACCTGACTAAGGGCGAAACCGTCAGCACCATGCGCCGCATCCGACTTGAGCTGGGGGCGCAAGCAGCATGAACTGCGACTTGGCAGAACGTAACCGGGCCATTGTGGCTGCGGCTAAGGCTGGCGAAAAGCGGCAGGCCATTGCCGACAGATACGGCCTGTCGCGCGTTCGAATTAATCGGATCGTCGCTGCAAACTCCAAGCCTGGACGCAAGAAGGGGCAGAAGATCGGGGCTTATAAGCAGGACCGCTTAACCCACCTCTACAGCCGTATTCGCTACCTTCCGACACAGATTGCCAATCTAGAAGCCAAACTGGCGGCGGTTAAGGCCGAGGCGCGTAGCTACGGGCTGGTGGTATGAACATCGTCCTGCCATTCCCCCCGTCCACCCTGTCTGGCCATAACAACGGCGCATGGTATAACCGCGACAAGATCGTGGCGACCTATCGCGCCGAGGCGTTTCACCTGACCCGCAGTGCCAAAGCCAAGCAGGGCTACACCGTCCCGGCAAAGGGCGACATTGCAATCAGCTTCACGTTCTACCCGCCTGACAACCGCAGCGACCGCACCAACTTTGCGGGCCGCATGAAGGCGCAGATCGACGGCATTGCCGAGGCGCTGGGCGTGAACGACAAGCGCTTTCTGCCTTCCTACCATTTTGCGGATCCGTGCAAGCCGGGGCGTGTCGAGGTGCAGTTATCCCCATGTGGATATGCCCCATCAACCTATGCAGATTCGCCTGATTCTGCTAAGGAAAATGCGGACCGGGAGAGCGTTGGCGCGCTCCATCCCGGCCCTGCCAAAGTCGCTATACAGGAGCGAAATTGATGAAGCCTTCTAATCCGCCTGAGCGCGGTTCGCAACCGATTCCGGTAGTTGCCTATGATGAACGGAAGGCGCGTGACGCCTATCAGGTCCACGCCGCCCTTTTGACTGCGGAAAACCGCGATGCACGGCTCAAGCAAAACCCGCAGTGGACCATGCTGCGGCATGACGCTTACGAAGCCTTTTGTCGGGCGTTCGAGCAATGAGCGCCATTCAGAACACCGATGCAGAGGCCGCGCTGATCGCCGGTCTGCTGAACGATAACGAATGGATTGATCGTGCCGCTGACCGGCTGTCGGGCGCGGATTTTTACGATCCGCTCTATGGCCGGTTCTACGAAGCGATTGTTCGCGAGGCTGCGCAGGGCAGGGGGGTGAATGCCATCACCCTGCGCCCCTATTTCAACGATGATGAACTGCGCCAGTTGATCCGGCTTTCGTCTGACCTGTCGGCGCTGCTGGCTATGCGCGAACTGATTGGCCAGGTTGCCGACATTTCGCGCCGCCGCCAGATGCAGGCAGGGCTTTCGGTTGCTGCCGAAGCCTGTGCCGATCTGACGATCCCGCAAAGCGAAATCATCGCCCACGCGGATGCCGCTATTGCCGAGGAAGCCAGTGGCGCGATTGCGCAGCCCACTGGGGCCGAATGCCTTGGCGCGTTGCTGGATAACCTTGGGAAGCAAGATCGCGGCGTTACGGGCGGCATTCAGGTGCTGGACGACCTGATGGGGCCAATCCGCCCCAAGCAGCTTGTTATCGGTGCTGGACGCCCCGGCATGGGTAAGACCGCCCTCGCGTTGTCCTACGCCATTGGCGCTGCCCAGCAGGGCCACGGTGTGCTTTACGTCAGCCTCGAAATGTCGGCGCAGGAATTGGCCGAGCGTATGGCCGCAGACCTTTGTTTTGATGGGCATGAAGGTGTGCCGTATGCCGCGATCCGTGATGGCGACCTGAACGGGTGGCAGAAGCGCCGGGTGGCCGAAGCCTACAGCAAGATGCAGGGCGTCCCGTTCCATATCATTGACGCGGGCGCACTGACCACTGGTCGCCTGAATATGCTGGTGCGCCGCCACGCCCGTAAGATGGCCGCCGATGGGTATAAGCTGGAACTGGTGGTGATTGACTACCTCCAACTGCTTCACCCCGACAGCAAGGCGCGCTCCAACTATGAGGCTGTTTCCGAAATCAGCCGCAGCCTGAAAGCGATCGCTAAGGACCAGGGCGTAGGGATTTTCGCATTGGCCCAGCTTTCGCGTTCGGTCGAAAGCCGGGATGGCAACCGCCCGCAACTGTCTGACCTGCGCGACAGCGGCCAGATTGAACAGGACGCAGACGCCGTGCTGTTCCTGCTGCGCCACGAATACTACCTGCGCCAGATCGAGGAGAACTCGCCTGAATACGCTAAGGCTCAGCAGGCATTGGAGGCAGTTCAGGGGCAAATCGAGTTCATCGTTGCCAAGCGCCGCAATGGCGTGGCTGGCACGGCAACCGGGCGCTTCCACGGTGCCTATCAGGCGGTGCGGGGATGAGCATTATCGCAACCGCAGTTCGCCACCTGATGGCAGCCGGTGTTACCGGTGAGGCACTGCTTTCAGCCATCGCAGAAATGGAAGCGCAGGTTCGTGCTGAGCCTAAGCCGCGTTCGTCTGGTGCTATTCGGCAAGAGCGTTACAGGCGTAACAAAGCGTCACAAGTGA